CGATGCTGTAGACCTCCACCGCAGGGGCCATCCCCTCCAGAATGGTCATCACCCGCTGGCTCATGTCGCCATAGAGGGCGTAGTTGCTGGAGAACCAGACCCCGCCCATGGCTTCGAAGAACTGGCGGATCTGGAAGTACGGCACCCCCATCTTGATGCCGAGCGCCTTGGCCTCTGCAGAACGGGCCACCACGCAGCCATCGTTGCTGGAGAGCACCACGATGGGCCGCCCCTTGAGGTCTGGGCGAAACAGCCGTTCGCAACTGGCGTAGAAGTTGTTCACATCGACCAGGGCGACGGCGCAGCACTTGTTCATGGGGTATCCATCTTGTGCACGACAAAGGCCACAACCCCGAAGATTTCCAGCTCCTGCCCATCGTTGAAATGGATGGGACGATAGGCCCGATTGCCGGGCAGCAGCGCCACCGATGGCTCAAGCTGCAACTTCTTCACCGTGAACTCGCCATCGACCGCAGCGACCACCACGCAGCCATGCAGCGCCTTACGGCTGCGGTCGACGACCAGCAGGTCACCATCGCGGATCCCGTGGTCCACCATGCTGTCACCGGCCGCCCGCACGAAGTAGGTGGCCGCCGGGTGGGCCACACACAGCTGATTGAGGTCGATGGTCTGCTCGGTGTAGTCCTGCGCCGGCGACGGAAAGCCGCAGGCCACCGGGGAGAGGAACAGTGGCAGCTCCAACAAGGGGGCATCGGGAGTGGGTTGAGCAAACATGCTGGCAATCTCAAAAATCACTGTATGGATAACCAGTATAGCAAGACGCCAAAATCGGATCACCGTGCGGCGTTTGGCTCCGTTCGCGCAGGCGACACAAGCCCGTATTTCTCACAACGTCACTATCACAATGCCAATTTTCGGTGAGCAAACCCAATAGGGAATAAAATAGGTTTAAGCCCTGAAAGGGCGGGGATACAGCTCTTTTGCACAGTCAAATGGAGAGAATCTAATGGCGCAAAAATGTCCAAAATGCGAATCAACAAAAGTTGAGAAACGCAACTATGCAACCAGAATTGGGGCAACCATTGGTGTGGCAGCAGCTGGTTTCCTTGGCTTTATTGGTGCCCGTGCAACTGTAGTTGCAGGTGCGGCAGCTGGTGCGGAGGCAGGAGCCGTGGTAGGTGCTGTAGCTGGTCCTGCAGGTGTTGCTGCTGGTGCTGCCACTGGCACATTTGCAGGTGCAGTTTTGGGCGCACTTGCTGGAACGGCTGCTGGCGCTACTGTCGGCGGTACAGCAGGGAAGGCGGTTGATAGCTTCATACTCAACAACTACAAGTGCCTCAGCTGTGGCCATGCTTTTACTGAGTAGAATGTCTGGCTACCTCCCGAATGCCAGCCATAGGCGTCACCTTTTTGAATCACTGTGCTGAAAGGATCTGACGGAAAGTGAAGGATCGCGGAAAGGATCCGGGACGACACGCGCGGCCAATGCTGGCGCGGGGAGTCACTCCCCTCCCCCAGTCGTTCACCAGCATGGAAATCGACACATAAAGCGGGCAGGCGAGGCGGGGTCCCGATTGCGCGCGCTGGGTGCTGAGGACCTATCGGCAGGCTTCGCTCACGCGCGCAGGTGCGTGTGAAGGATCTCGGGAGTATGGTTGCGAAGGGATAGCAGCCGGTCGTCTGTATCGAGGCTGGTGAGCTCTGGCGGGATGGGATCCCAGCCAAAACAAAGCCCCCATACAATTGGGGGCTTTATATTATTGCCGCTCGGCACTCACCATCAAGTGAGGCTCTTTGAAGATAGCCAACGTTTTCAGCTTTTCACTGTCAAATCTGACAGTCGATAGGAAGTGAATCGGATTATTTCCTCCCCCGCCCACTCGTTAAACTGCAGCAACCCTGCCTTGAGGCTGTCCACCTCGTTCACATCAAACACCTGGGCCGCCTTGGTGGCATCACCAAACCCACCCGTGTTGTTCGGTACCACCCCCATCAGTTGCGGCGGTACCCGATGGGCCGCCAGCTGGTCATCCCGGCTGACCCCCTTGATGGAAAGGAAATCATCCTTGGCTGCGATCTCAGCCACCGGGATCAGCTTCACCGAATCCGCCTTGCCGCCCGGGGTGTAGAGCAGCAGGTTGCGGAAGTTGCCCGGCCCCTTGCTGTTTTGTAGCGCCGTCTTGAGTGCGGTGATGTCGCCCTCGTTCTGCAGGGCATCGCTGATGTGCAGGATGAACCCCGCATGACTGCCGTTCTCGTAGTAGCGACGGCGAAACAGGGTGGCCGACTCGTTGAGCAGCGCCGAATTCAGGCTGGCCACGTAGTCAGGGATGCCGTAAATCTCCTGGTTAACGTCCGCCTCCATCACATGCCCCACCTCACCGGCGGGCAACTCAACCTCATGCCCCAGCCTCGGCACCCACCAATAGCGATCCAGGTCGAGGGATCTGCGGGTGTACTTGGCAGGCATCTGGTCATAGCGCAGGGAGCCGCCCAACCGGTTGCGCACCCGCTGCAGGTGAGCGTTGCCGAAGATCTCGTAGTCCATCACCAGCCCGGTGAAGGCGGCCAAGCTAAGTTTTGGATGGGGGATGAAACAACCGCGCAAAATATTGCGCTTCACCTGGATGGCCGAGGCGTGATGCACCGCCGCCCGATAGACCCGCGCCAGCCCGTGCAGGCTCAGGGGATGCTCATACCAGCGGCCGTTGTGCATCGACTCCAGATAATCGAACACCTCCCGCTGGGACAACACCGGGATCGCATCCCCAAACGTAAACGCCTGCACATCGGCAGGCGAATTGATCTGCTCACTCATCAGTAAATCTCCATAAAGCCGGAATTGGTGCCGGTCTGCCCCTCAAGGGGCTCGTGTAACAGAGCTTGCATGGTTGCCCAGGCAATATCGGCGTGGCTGGTCTCATCAGAGCGGCTGGCCTCGAAGGTGGGCAGCTTGCCGCTGTGGGTCACGGCGCGGCGGATGCTCATAAACGCCTGGGCCAAGTCGGTCCAGCCGCTGTCAAACTCCAGCCGCCCCTTGTTCATCACATCTTGCGCCTTCATCACCATCCGCATCTTCACGTTGGGGTTGTACTGGATGGCGGTGACTGCAGGGAAAAACTGCTTCACCAGCTGATAAACCCCCTCCCCGATCCCGGTGGTGTCGATGCCGATATAGGCCACGTTGTAGCGATCGCAGATAGCGCGGATAGACTTGGCTTGGGCGTCAAAGTCCATCCCCTGCCAGCGGTGGCGTTCCAGAATGCGAAACTTGCCGCCGCGTATCAGTGGCGGGGCCAGCACCGCGCAGCCGGCGCTGTCGCCCTTGCCCCCCTTGGCCGGGTCATAGCCGACCCACACTGCCCGGTTGGCCAGCGGCCGCAAGGTGTGGGGCTTGTAGTCCTCCCACACCAGCCAGCTGTCGACCATGCAGCGCTGCAGCGTCGCCAGCGGGAACAGGCTCTCGGTGTCATCCATGAACTCGCACATCAACAGGTTGCGAAAATCATCCTCGGAATACTCACCGCGCAGCTGATCCAGGTCGAACAGGTTGCAGCCACCGCGCACAGCATCTTCCACGGTGACGATCTGCCGCCACTGACCATCGGCGCACAGCTTGCCGGCAGACAGATTGGCGTGGCTCAGGTCAATCTCGACCCGGTCGGCCTTGGCCTTGCCACGGTTAAAGTGGGCACCAGACCAAAAGTCATAGGCGGGATGGGTCAGGCTGGAAGGTGTAGAGATGTAGGTCTGGCGCCACTTCTTGTGCATCGCCATGCCGGACGCCACCTTGCGAAACTCCAGAAAGCCATGGATCCAGAAGTATTCATCCATGTAGGTATTGCCGTGATAACTCTGGGCGGTGCGGGCGTTGGTGCCGAGGAAATAAAGATGCGCCCCGTTCGGCAGCACCATGGGGTCGCCTTTCAGCTCAACCCCCTCCTCCTTGGCAAACTGAATGATGTACTGCTTGAACACATGGGCCTGCGCCTTGCTGGCCGACATAAATATCTGATTGCGGCCGGTCACCAGCGCATCAATAAACGCCTCGAAGGCAAAGAAGTAAGTCGCCCCGATCTGGCGCGACTTGAGCAGGTCGCGGATCCGGTACTCCTGCCCGGCCTGATACCAGACCCGCTGGTAATCGAACATGGTCGACTCAAACCGCTCGATGAGCC